TTGCTTTCAATGTCAATGACCCTCGCAATGTTTTCACCAGTCTCCTCCGAGAGGGCTGCCTTCTTGACAGTGAAGTAGAACTTCTGGAAGCGGTCTCCCAGCCGACCAATGGTGGCGTCTTCGGCAGCACCTACCGCTCTCTTGATATAGATAGGTATATTCTTGACACCCAAGCCCTCCATGAATCCATCCGCAAAGGTACGCACGTCCCGCCATACATCAGGCAGGCTACGGATGGTGTCACCAAGGTTGCCAGGGTAGATGCTACTTAGAAACTTATTCTTTGTAGGTATTGGAAACAGACGAGGTACATTGCGCCCACGCAGCAATATGTTTTCTGCACCTGCCGCCGCTTCCTTCGCCTCATCTGCAAGGGTCCGAAGCTGGTATACACGAGCCGCTTCACGTGCCTGGTCTCCAAAGATGTCTTGGAATCTTGTTAGACGGTACACCGTAGCTCGTGCGACTCGGCTGCCTTCAAAGGCACGCTGGGCAAGTCGCTCGACAAGCTCATTCAATTTTTGACTACGAGCAGCACGCTCAAATCCAAAAGCGAGCAGGTTGGTAGCCGCTGCACCTGCGAAAGCGCCCCCGACTCCAATGGCTGCTGCCTTGGCTAGTTTCTGTGCACGAGTGCGCTCTGCCCTACGCCTACGTTCGTTCTCTCTCTTAATTTCTTTGTCAGTTGCTGGCTCGAAGCTGCGCTGGCAGTTCGGGTGTGCTACCGGGTAGGTAGCGGCCTCCTCCACTGTGACGATGCGCCCATCGGCCGTGGTGGGGTCGTCGTGGTAGCTCCAGCCACAACCGGCCCCATCATGCACGTGGAAGTGTGTGATCTGCTTACGCTTGGCGGCATTGATAGCTCCCAGGTTGTACACACGGCTCGCAGCAGTACGGGTAGACATACTGCCGTAGTCCCCGAGTGTGTACTTTTTTCCATCACGATATGACATCGCTTTGATGCCGCGCTTACGAACAGTGAGCTCTGGGTGGGTCTCAATGTGTGGGGTGCGAGTCCCTAATTTTCTGCGGCGCAATGCCTCATCATTTCTTACCATCTCAAGGAAGCGCCGAGTCTCTAGTGGAATTTGCTCGATCGCACCACGCAATTTTGTGTACTGATCCAGTGCGACACCAGCGATGGCGTTGCGGTCTGCCTTGGTTGGTACGAACGCTGGATCTATAGACCTCGCCCCTGCCAAGTAAATCTCAGAGAATTTTTTTCGATAAAATTCCCTAAGGTCTTTATTCAGGTTACGCATCCTGGCCCGAGCAGCCACCACCGGTGGATTGAGCGCAGCGGCGGGCATGGACTGGATGCGGCCATAGGCGGTAATCGCCTTGTATTGGAAATCGATGAGCTTATCCTGCTCGTCAAGAAAGCGGAAGGTCATATCCTCCGCAAGGTCTTCCGCTTCTTGGGGCATTACCGCTCCCGGGGGCGCACCAGCCTGGCTGTGGTGAGGGTCTTAGATCCTAAGGTTTCTTTGAAGTCTTTGAGTGCTCGTGCAAGTTCCTGGATATTGGCGCCCATAGAGAATGACACTGAACCAACCGAGGCACTGCTCGGCTGGTCCAGCATCATCGACTGCAACTGTGCCCGTAGTGACTCCTCGATGGCTGCATTGAGTTGCACCCGCCGGTCGTCGTAATCAGCCTCCAAGCGGTCGAACCGTTCATTGAAGACATCTTCTTCTTCGGTTGTCCCGATAAAGCTACGGGCGTAGTTGAGTTCAGCCGTTGTTACCGGCATCGTCTTCTTCCAGAGCCGCAATCAACTCGGACTTCTTGGCGCTGGACAAGCCCTCAGCCTTACCCCGAGAACGGAGTTCCTCGAGAAGTTCCTGGTTGCTCATGTCAGCGTAGTCGCCCGTGTACTGCTCTTCAACGTCATCCGGGGTCTCAGGGCCTACCGGAGCCATCCAGGCAGACTCATTGTCGATGTTCGCCCAATCCGGCAAGTCCTTTTCGGCTGTACCAGCAGGGAAAGTCTCGCTCTGTCCCGTTTCACGGTTGGTGACGGTGGTATCCGTACCCAGCTTGCGGTTTGCCATTTCTGATCCTTTCGGTTTGAGTGGAGTGGGTAGCAGGTGGCTCAGACCGTTAGTAGCTACCCACTCCACCAGGCCCTTACGCCACGTCTGCGACGAACAACAGCTTCGGGTTCGGGAGCACCGGGAGCGCGATTGCCGTCCCCACGGTGAACGTCTGAACCGGGTGGTCTGTGTCCACCACAACCGCCACCACACCAGGCATGGCCTCTTCTTCGATCAGGCCCTTGCTACGCAGGCGGATGGCCTCGGCGGTAATACCGTAGAAGGTGTTACCGAGGGGCTCGTCCTGCGGGGGCAAGAACGCAATCTTGTCCTGGGGCCATACGTTGGTCTGTACACCGTTCACCCGCACCTTGACGTCATACGTGCTGATGGGCGGAAGCCCGTTAGCAGCGAACAACGCATCCACAGTGTCCCGGTTGATACGGGCCGGTGTGGTGCCATTGGCCGCAGCCGCAGCACGCATTTCAGCGTTGAGGTACAGGTTGCCCAAACGCACCATGGACATCAGAATTGTGTCCGGTTGCGTTCCGGTGTCGGTGATGTAGGTGTCCTGCCAGGTGAGGAGATCAGTCAGCGGAGTCGCTGCACCAGTGTTCGTCCACACCGTGCCAGCTGAGACGTTGTGGGAGCCAGGAAGGCCGAAATCAGCCTCAATGGCAAGCCCGTTCTCAGCAATGGTCACCTTGCCGGTCGAAAGAAGCTGCCCACGGGCAAGTTCGATACGACCTTGAACTGCACGAACCATACGCTCCACGTCGTCGTAGACGGCGCTGATCACAGGCTCGTTTGTGCCCTGCTCGAGAGCACGAAGTCGCAGGCGCTCCTCTTCCCCGAGAGGAATCTGGCGGCTGACCGGAGCAAGTTCCCCACGAATGCGGGTAACACCCGGTCGACCGGTCATGGGTGCCGGGGTGTCCCATGCACGGTACTCGGCCACGTCCACATCGTTGAGGGTTCCCTGTCGGATGCGGTATTCCAGATCCTCGATGTTGCGGTTTGGGAGAACCTGATCCAATGTGAATCGGTTCCTGAGGACCTCGTTATCGAAATCCCTGGCGTAGTTCACCAGCATTTGCGGATCGACGAGGTCGTACACGATGTTCGGCACTTGTCAATCCTCCCCTACACGTACTTGATCCAGGCAGACACATCTGCTTTGCCATTGGCGTCAACCTCGCCCTTTGCGTTACCGGTACCGGTGAACGCCGGAAGGTTAGCCTCCCGAACTACACCAGTCCAGAACAGGGCAGCCCCAACGTCGGGGTCGGTAGCCTTGTCGACCACCTTGACCTCTTCGAAGAGGTGACCAGCCAATGCCTGCGTCCCATCGAGAGCAGCGTCGTCGTACGGCGCATACTTTCCGGAAGCAGTGATCTTACCGAGGGCGATGCCAGAAGGAATGTATCCATTCTGAACATGCTCAGCGTCGAATGCACTGATATCCAACATGATGGGCAGCATGGTGTCCAAGCCCATGCGGGTACGGATCCAACTCTTATCAGAAGCCTTATTGAAGGTCTCTGTTGAGATGGCAATGCTTGTTCCGGCCACTTGAGTTCCTCCTACCTATTCTCGGCCAGATGGGGGTGGCGTTTCAGCAACAAGTCGTGAGACGCCTTCTTTGGATCCGTCTGGGTACCAGGCTTACGGGGTGGACGCCCCGTGTCGCTGGCTGGCGGACCCGTCTTCCTGTTGCTACTACTCCGGGGAAATCCGGTAAGGGGGTCGAGGTCCTCCCCCGTATCTTCCCCGCCACCTTGCTCTTCGAACAGGTTCGGGAAATCCTCTTTAAGCTCAGCGATGGCATCGTCGACGGTATCCTCGTCGGCATCCGCCTTCAGGTTGAGCATTGGCAGCACCTTACCAGCCTTGGAGGCTGGGACTCCGGCATCCGCCAGTTTGGTCTTCACGGAGTCGTTGAAGTCACGCAGTTTGTTCTCCGCCTTGAGTTCATCGTTCACTTTCTTTAGCCGTTCATTTTCCGAGCGTAGGCGGTCTGACTCGTCAGTATCGGCGTCTTGCCTTTTCTTTAGCTCTTGAAGTTGCTCTTGCAATTCCTCTTCTGTGTTGACACCAAACCGCTCCATGAGTTCACGGCGAGCCTGTGCTTGTCCCTCACGCTTCTCACGAGCCAATGCCCGGTTCCAAGCTTCCTGCCGGTCAGGCGGATCCATGTTGGCAGGATCTTTCTTTCCCTTGGGCGGCGGGTTGTTCTCCTGGCCCTCCTGCCCTTCTTGGCCTTCCTGGTCTTCTTCTGTTGCGTCACCGGACATTTTCTATTCTCCTTCTCCGACGAAGCCGGTCGGCGGGAAGAGTATCACACTGTTGGCGGGGGCGGTGTCGGTAGCGGCAACTCGTCTGGCGGCTCAGTCTCCTCATCTGCTTCGCCCACCCCAAAGTCATCTTCGACCGGTGGCAGCCCGAGAATCTCACGGGCGGGGTTAACATCGCCAATGGCATCCACCAGTGCCTTGAGCGACTCGAAGTTCTCTTGCTTGATCCGCTCTACTTCGAGCTCGGCGTCTTCGATCGGATAGCCAGCTTCAACCATCAATGCCACAGCGGTTTCAATCGACATGCTGTGGGCGGTAATACCCTCCCGAACAATGTTGCCAACTTCGCTGCGGTCACTCGGCAGGTAGCTACCAAACTTCAAGTGCACCGGGAAGATGGCATCCAGCTTGCCGCCCATCATGTAGAACCTGCTGACAAACTTGAACAACAAATCGTACCCGTCGGTACGGGCCAAGCGCATCTGTCGAACCATGTTGCTGTGTGGCTGGAAGCTGAGGGTGAGGATAACCCCGCTTTCAATCTGGCTGGGGTCCACACGGCCGATTAGGGTCTTGGGTACCCGCAGGTTGACCTCAGCACGTTCCTGCAAGGACTCCTTCAGCTTGATCAGTGCGTCCAAGCTACGACTGGTGTCCACCATACTGACCTTGCCGCCGAACACCTGCCCAGGCCCGTAGGTTTCGATCTCTCCCTCTTCATTAGGCTGGATAGCAGTGTCTTCCACGCTCAGTGGCGGGCTGCCGGTGGTAGATGCGGCCTTCTGAAGATCACTGTCAGTGCTGCTGAGGTCGTCGATGACTTGCATGCCCAGGGCCAGGGTGCTCGTGCCCCAATGCTCGTCTTCTGGCGGGAAGTTTGGAATGTGAACAAGTGGAATGAAGTCTGTGCCGATGCGAGCGGCTTCCCGAATAATAGTGGCACCCTCAAGGCCCAAATCCAACAGCCCCACACCGGTCTTGATCTTCTCGTAGTCCCACTCGTATTCTTCGAGGATGCATGCTCGGTTGACCGACTCGGCGTTCCATGGATAATCGATGGCGTCACCGGTCTCGATGAGGGTGTAGGTGATACGGCGCAGGAACTTCTTGT